TTTAGCAGTTTTAGTTGCGTCTAAAGCACCAAATGTAAATGACTCTGCTGCCTTTGAAACACCTGCTGCTAATCTTTCTAAAAATCCTACTTCTTCATCTGGTGCAACATCTAATATTTCTTTTGCGTCAACTGTAGCACCTGATACTAAATCATAACCTGCAATAATAGGTGCCAACCAAGGCACTTTGCCAAGAAAACCTTTTGCACCTGTTTTTATAACTTTAGTTGCTTTTGATATTCTATTTGCTTTGTTTGTTTTAGGTGTTTTTTTAGTTTCTTTTGTATCAGTTTCACCACCTTTTAAATTCTGTCCTCCAGTTCCTTTAGTTGAGTATTTTGTTAAAAAATCACCACCAAATTTACCTAAACCAGCTGTTTTTAATATATTACCGACAAATCCTGCAAGTCGTTTTCTAAATGCAAATGCTACACCAGTACCACCTATTTTAAGTGCATCATCGCCATATTCTGAAACAACATTTTTGGCAGTATCTATTATACCACTGTCTTTTTTACCACCTAATAATTCGTTAGTTTCTAATTGTGCTTCTAATAATTTTTCAAGTATTGATTTTGTTTCACCATATTGTTTATCAGACTCTCTTTCTTCCTCAACCATTGTTTCTCTATCAATGGATGGCATAATAGGACCACCTGTAAATACTTGCTCAAAAGCGCCTTTTTTTGCTAATTCTTCTCTACGAGCACCAGTACCTTCTTCAGGACCACCAAAGAAGTCTTGCTCAGCAGTTGATATACCACCACCTGTTTTTCTACCACCTTTAATAATTGCCCTTCTAGTTCTTTGTTGTTGTCTTTCTGCCTGTTCTTTTCTTTGTTCAATTCTAGCAGCAAAATCAGCAACAGGACCTGGTGCGTATCTTTGTAATAATTTAAGTGGTGTAAATTGTTTTAAAAAGTCTTTTACACCAAATTTTAATCTTGTTGTTACACCTAATAGGTCTTTTAATCTTTCGTTTACATTACCTACCAGATTTGTAACAACAGTTGATTCTTTTTCTGTTAAACCTGCTTTTGGTAGATTTTGTAAAAACTGTGAAGTGACTTTTTGAAAGTCGTTCATTTCATCAAAACCTAAATCTCTTAAACCGTCTAATGCTAAACCATAATCAAAAATATAATCCCTTACAGGTTTTCTTATATTTTCTTTTTGCATTGACTCATCTGTGTAATTATAACCTTTTCTTACACGGTCAAAATAATTGACCATAGTTTCACCAAAGATGTAACTGTCACCTTCTTCTTTAAACTTTTTCTTTTGTTTTGATAAGATGGTGCCAAACTCTTTTTGACGTAACTGTCCTATTTTAGGTCTAAAGGTTTCTTTTGTCTGTTTACCTTCTACCTGTTTTTCAGGTTCAGTATCAAAGTTAACCTTTGACTCTCTTACTTTTGGTCCTTTTGGTGCTTTTGCCATTGTTTATTACTTCTTATCTGATTTTGCTCTACTACCTGTGTATAACCCAAACCAAGCCGCACCAGCACCAACCACGATTGATACTAGACCACTTTGTTCCATAGTAGGTCCTTCTAAATTCATATACCAAATTACTACTTTGTATAGTAAATAGATGTATGTTGAGATGAATACTCTTGGAAATATTCTCCAACTATCTACTGCTCTTGCTAGATGAATAAGTTTAGCATAAGGGTTTACACCCAAGTCTTTTATTGAAGTGTCAACTTCTAAATCAACACTAATCTTTTGTTTTGGTTCTGCGACCTTTACTTCGTCCATTATCCTTGACCTCTCTTTTGCTCTTTAAGCCTTTGATTTTCTTCTTTAATATGTTGTATTAACATATCAACGTATATTTCCCTTTCCCACGGTAACATATGTTCTAATTCTGTCAATGAATATTTATGATGTTGCATTAACAGAAAGTTCACACGATAGTAATTTTCAAGGTTTTCGTGTGAAAGGGTAATTAAAAAAAATCTGAAGCGCCATTAAATGTTAACGAAAACTTTTTACCAGACTTTGGGTTTTCATAGTTAATTTTATGTCTAATTTTAGGCATATTATTAAAAAACTCCATCAATTGTCTGAATTGTTTTTGCGTTAAACTATTTACATACTCGTCAAGTTCTTTTTCAGTAATATTATTTTTGTCATAAACATCATCTCCTTTAAAGATAGATTGAATAGACTCTTTTAATACCTCAATAGATTGCTCTGTCGTTGACTCTTTTGATTTAAAAGATTTAATTGTAGGATATTGTAACACAACACCATAACCTTTTTCAAACTCAATTGTATTATCAGGTCTTTTTGTTGTATCAATTTTTACATCTTCTAAATTTAAATCATACTCTACAATTTGTTTTTCATCATCTGGACATTTCAATCTTAATTTAATTACCTCACCGACTGATTTACCTCTTATTTTTAAATAAAGATATTCAAAATCAAATATCGGTAACTTGGTTACATCAACATCATCATAGATACACGCTTGAACAGTATCTATAATTGCCTGTTGTATTTCTTTATCGTCTTCACTCTCTAATGCCATCAACATAACTTTTTCTTCCTTGACAAGGAATGGTCTATATGTTATAGTTTGATTGTTAGAGGGTAATTGACAAGTATATTTTGGGACTTCATTTATTGGTAAAGCCATTCTGTTTCACTCCTTCATTATTATTCAACTACTAAAAGAACGGTGGGAATACTTTTCCTCCGAATATTCTTCCAGTAGGGAATCTTGTTTTAATTTGATTTAATACATCTCGTCCTGCTCTTCTAATTTCAGGTGGCAATTTACTTATAATACCACCAAAAGGACCTCCATATCTAGGATCTTTTATTTCTCCTACACCATCAATATCACCACCTACAAGTCCTTTTTCATGGTCTTGTATTGTAACATTGGATCTCCAGTATCTATAATTAAATGTAACTGATTGATTAGCAATTGCATTACCATTGTTGTATGCTAAATCAACTGCACCTATCGTTTTAGGATATGCTTCAATAAGTTCTACATAATAACCTGATAGTGTTAAATTTGCAAGAGGACCGTCAACTCTATTAACAACTTTTTGATTTGTTGCTTCATTTCTATTTTCATGTAATGGAAAAATAAACACTTTACCCACATACTCATCATAGAAATTTAAGTTATAAGTTCTACTGTTAATAACTGTATTTTGCCATGCTTCAAATATAGCACGTTCAGATAATTCAGAATCTAACATAAATGTTAAATTCATTGGTGCAAATTCTAAACCTCTAGCGATATTTCTTTCAGGTCCATAGTATTGATTTGCTGATGTATCTGTAATTGTTCTTTCTGGCAATTGTGCTGAATTACAGAAAAAGAATAATCTTTCTCTTGTATTATTTTTTAGTTCATTTGTAAATTGTAAATCAGTTTGATATTCTATAAATTCGTCATCACGGAATGAATCTGTAGCAATAGGTGCTGGAAACTCTAATACAACTAAAAACTTAGCAGGTCTGTAGAAACCTTCAGCACCTGCAACCATACTTCTAAATCTGTTTATGGTTGTATTTCTGTTTGCCTTTTGACTTAATCTTTCTCTTGCCTTTTGAGGATCAAAACCTTTATCTCTAGGTAGGCCTATTCTAATATCAAATGGTCCTGGTATTGGTAATCGTTGTCTAATTATTGCCATTTAAATAAATCTCCTACTGTCTGAATAAACTTTTGCTTCACTTGCCTTTTGAAATCTTTGTACAGGTAAGTATATCGCAACTGCGGCATCGTTAGCATTTATTCTTAAAAATCCTGTTTGTACATATGAGTACAAATACTTTTTGATTGTTGGTTTTACAATCTTAATATTTTTTACATCATCATAGTTTACATCAAATTTTGTTTGACTATCAAACTTTGTATCATCAGCAAACTGTTGCATACGCTCTAATAATTTAAACCTTAACAATGGTGGTAGATAATGAAAATTCATACCTAAAAACCCACCTGATATTGGTTCTAATGGCAATACAAGAGGAAATATATCATAGTATGGTAAAGTCTTTCTTAATTTAGGATTATACCCAAATAAGTTTAATCGCCCTACACTAGGTCTGCCTTGTAATTTACCTTGTCTAAACAGTTGTCTAGCATTAGCATTACTTGCTATCTTATTTACCTGTGTTCTATACCAGGTAGCAGACTTTTGCGTGTCTCCTGCCTTGTTTTTGATTGTATCAAATACGCTTGCCATACTACTATTTATGAGAGTTTTAGAAGGTCTTTAGATGGTCTTCGGTAAGTATTTTAAATGACATATTACGTTTTTGACACCAAGCAAATGCTGTTGCCCATTTGCGTTTATTTGTTTCATATGTCAATAATGCTTTTTTATAGTATGCTGTTTTTATCTTACCTGGTTGTGGTTTTCTTGTTTGTTTTTTAGGTTTGATTTCAATTAAAAACTTTTTAAATGTGTTATTAGGTTGTCTGACTTTCATATAGAAATCAGGAAAGTATCTATGTGGCCTATTGTCAACACCTCTATATGGTAAAGATATTTCTTCACTACCCCATTCAATAATCTCTTTGGTCTTGTCACAATAATTCATAAATCGTTTTTCCCATGAGGAACGATAAACTATATTTTTTACATTACCTTTATACTTTTGTGGATTAAGTGGTTTGAATAAACCTTTATATGCTCGTCTGTCTATATTAGGTAGTCGTTTTATTTTTAACATTTTATATTGGTAAGGATGCTATAATTGGTTTATCATTATTTATTTTAATAGTTTTATTTTGTAATAAACTTACAAGTTCTTTATAAGTCATACTTTTATAAAAATAGTTCATTAGGTGATAATTTATATTTTTAGAATCAATATGAAATTGACCCTCTCCTTCATTACCTCTATGTTGTTTATTTGAATATTTTATATTTTTATCTGAAAGTATATCATCACCTGTTATTTTAAAAAAGTAAATCTTATCTTTAAAAAATAATGAATAATATAAAACATCAAAATAGTTTACTTTAATTTGTTGTATGTTACAATTCCAAATATTTTCATCTTTATTTTTATCTCCAACTAAAGTTGATAAATTATCTTGTTGTAAAATATCTAATATATTTTCTTCAGTAATAATATCATTCTTATTATAAAAAACTCTACTACCTTTTATTTCTATTTTTTTATCTTTTAATTCTCTATCATAAGAGGTATCTTTTGACTTTTCTAAATTATTTAATTTACCTGTAACTATTTCTACAAATTCACCAAACCTTCTTGTTGGTAAACTACATAAACTTTTTTTTAATTTATCTTCGGTAATCATTTGAGTGGGTAGCCCGAAGGCTACCCTTTTTGAGAAAGTGAGAGAGATAGATTAGGAATCGTCCTCAGCAAGTTTACTAAAATACGATAGGTCATCGCTATCGTTGGACTCATCCTCTTTCTCTACCGAGTTGTTAGAAGTATTGGGT